TTCTTAGCGCCCTATCTTCACTTTCTAGGTTGCTGATCTTATTCGTAATTATTTGTAGTTGTGCTTTTATTTCATCGATCTCAGCGCCTAAATTTCTTTCAGCCATTACACACTCCTCGCTCTGTTTTCCCAACCTTGCTCATATACGCTAAGGCGTGGGTTTTTTCTTATTAAATTTCGATAATAGGCGATTTCTGCCCTATCAAAATCACTATCAAATGCCACCGTATCATAAGCGTTTAGCGCCTTTAGCGTATTAGCCCCCATTACGCCATCGCTTGTAAGCCCCAGCATATTTTGAAGCACGCGCACGGCACTTTTTACTCCGACATTGACCGCAAAGCAAAAAAGCTCATTTGCTTTTAGTTGGCTATTTACGTCATCTAGGCATAGAGCGTCCCAGTATGTTTTCTTGTAAAAGCTCGCCACTAAATTTACAAGCGCGTCATCATTGTGTAGTGCGACGCTAGCCTTTTTTAGATCGCCGTATGCGTTGATTGCTGCCCTAACTTGTCCCCAGCCTTGCCAGCTTGGGTTCGCCACTTCATAAATACCCATAAAAGTTAGCCCATTTTCTGTTGGATTTTTATGTAGGGCATTTTCAGGGTGACTGAATTCTAAACTCATTAAAAGATTAAAAGCTTGTGTGTAGTTCATTTTTCATCTCCTATATCGTAGTCACGAGGGGGTCTTGGGGTATAGTCATAGTTGTTGTCGCTTAAGTTGTCTATCTTTTTATCTATCGCTTTATCAATCACGGCGCTAACCCAAGCTGTGCCACGCCACGCAAAAAAGCCACCGACTGCGAGACTAAAGCTCCCTTTTTCTGTGAAATAAAATGCTGCCTCGTAAGCCACCCAACATATAAAAGTCGAGCTAATAGTGCCAACGAAAAAATTTATGATGGCTTTACCATCACTCACTACTTTGGCGTTGCCTCCCGCAATGCTTAGCACGCCACCCACAAAGCCAACTACTATCACCCAAAAATAAAAACCCAACCTATTCATAAGATCATCCATTACCCAGCCTCTTTTTTTAAAATTTATATGTAAAAACATACATTATTAGGACGGATAATATTATTTCTACTACAACCATCTTATTTAGCCAAAAGGCTTTGGTTTTCTTTATTATTCGTTCCATTTACGCACCCTTTTAAAAGTTCCTCACATGTGAGAAAATAGCCTATTAGCTCCTTTGCGCTTTCTAAATTTTCAGGGCTATACTTTGGCTTTGTTGGCATTTTCTCAATGCACGCCACTGGCACATATACGTCTTGATATTGTGTTTTTACTATCACTTCAGGCTTTGAGCTGCAACCGATTATGAAAAACGCCACTATTAGGCTACTTGCTATTAGCTTCATTTAATAGCCTTTCATAGAAATTTAGCTTTTCTTCGCAGGCGGCGTCTTTGATAGGCACTGCCACACGCTCAACTTTTGTTATAACACGCTCTTTTATCTTGGCTTCGTCTTGTTTTGGCACACTTAGCGCCTTTAGGCTTACATTTACAAGCTCTATCTTTGCTTTGCAAGTGTCAAGATCGGCTTTCATTACTGCGTTATTTGACTCTTTTTGCGCTATCTTAGTCGTTAGCTCGTCGATTTTTTCCGCTGCGTTGTTATTTAGCCAATAAAGCACGCCAACGACAAAGCTCAAAAATAAGATAGCCCCTATATAGAATTTATCACTCATCTTGCACTCTCTTAAACGGATTTACACACCAAACACTTTTAAGCACCTTCTTATCATCTGCTTCAAGATATGTGCTTTTGTTCTCTTCATTCATCCCGCATATATCCATAAGCTTCCAGCCTAGGTAGATGCGGCAGTACCATTTTGATTTGCCGTATCTGATCTCACGGTAATAACCAAAGCGCTCACGTCCATCTTTCATCTTGCAAGTCACTAGGCACTGAGTGCTTTTTGCTCCTTTGTTTTCTGTAGCTAGAGTATCGCCTACACTTTCTACACTGCTTGCATCTATATCTTCAACTTTGACGCCGAGATACTTCGCGCTAAAGTTTCCTATTCTGTTACGATAGAGCCAACAAAGCCTTGCAAAGTAGGTTCTATTTTTTGGCTCTTTAAAATGCTCGTTTTTCCAGCCATCGTCTCCGTTTATGCCGTAGTCGTTCTCATCAAACCACGCCACCCACTTCGGCAAATTCTCGCTTTTTTTGTTGCAAGCTAGCAATGCAAAAGGCACGATGATAAAATGCAGTATCTCGATCGGTAGCTCAACGGCTACGTTTTTAAGAATTTGTAGTTTTTGCTTTTGGTTTAGCTTCATCTTTTACCTCTGCTTTATACTTAGGGCACTTAGGGCAACCCTCCCAAGTGCAATTCCCATCTTTAAGCTTGCTCGCACACACTTCACATCTTTTTATTCTTGCTCTCATTTTTTCCTCCTATAAATGATCTGTCGGCGCTACCGTTACCGGCTCGCTCGTTACGTTCAGTTTTTCGCGCTCTGCGATCAATTCCTTATACTCCGCTCTTAAATTTTCAAGTACAGCGTTGTTGCCGATAATTAAGGCGTGGCGGATATAGTTTTTGCACTCGGCGATCTCGGCTTCGATTTGGGCTAGTTGCTCGGCACGCTCGTCGATCTCGCCAGCCAAAATCTCATTTAACTCGGCTTCATCTATTTGAGTTAGCCCTTGTTGTATCGGCTGCTCGTCATCTTCATATGCGTAAATTTCGTTATTGTTATTTTTGTAGTATTTCATTTTTTGCTCCTTATCTTAGCTCCATCCACACAAAGCTAGATGGATTTATCTGGCTATTTGCTGATGTAGTGACTTTATAGGTTGCCCCTGCTGGCACAACTGCGCAAACATAACCGCTTCTATTGCCGATATTTATTTTTTGCGTCAAGGTGTCATTTATGAAAAGTTGGACGTCCTCCGATGAATTAGTTGTTATTGCCCCTGCTACATTTATCATTATTGCCCTGCCAGTAGCATTCGTATAAATTACTCCTTGTTTTCTGTCTCTTTTGACATCTTGCCAAGTTTGACCTACCCCTAGAGATGGCGGTATGTGCTGCTCTACAAAATCACTCACAGCTTTTTCAGTCACTGCTGCGTCCTCTTGTTTGGCAGTTATGGCATTTTTGAGTTTGGTTATTCCTGCCTTTGTTTCGGTGGCAAGTATGGTTTTATCGATTTGCCCAGCTATTGGGGTATTTACGTTTTTGACCTTGATGATGACCACCACTGACATATTGAGCGGTCTATTCTCGTTTGCGGTCGGCACTACTAGACTAGCGTCAAATATTTGATATGCCCTGACCCCTTGAGTACCGACAGGGATTGGACCACCACCTGCAACTGTTTTGAAAGCACCTCTTTCTATATTGGTAGGCAATGCCCCTGCATCGTATGGAGGCAAAGAGCCAGTGATATTTCTTATTGCATCCCCTTGAACTGTGCCAAGTGCTGCCGCATTGCCACCAATGCCACGCATAAACTTACCATCGGCGAAATTTGGCAAATTAAAGTTATCGGTGCTTCCGCCATATGTATATCCGATGACGGTAAAAAGCTCGGCGTATTCGCTCTTTTTTAGGCTTCTGCCGTCCGCTAGCAAAAAGCCAGCAGGGATAGTCTTTTGACTTGGATAGCTTAGATATGCACCGATTGGCAAGCCATCCGTTAGCTCGGTTTTTAGAGCGAATTTATCATCGCTTTCACGTTTTGTGTAGGCATCGATCTTGTCGGTCTTTTTTAGAAATGTGGCGTCGCACTCGATTTTGCTATAAGCGTCTATCTTGTCTGCTTTTCTTAAGTATTTTGCGTCACTCTCGGTTTTTGTGTACGCTGTGCTTCTTAATTCATATTTGGCGTCGCTTTGTGATCTAGTGTAGGCGTCTACTTCTTGCCCTGCCATAAAGTCTTTTATTGACATTGTTTTTAGTATACCCTCGTCAGAATTGCGTACCAGAAAACGCCATTTATCTGCGGCTAGTGAGTTCTTGATTGTGGTTACTTCTGCCTTTGTTGGTTCGTTTATATAAATATTTGTGGCATAAATATTGCCAGCGGCGTTACGGCGCACTATCTTGCCACCTGTGTTGTTCTCACTAGCGTCTGTTTCTCTTAGCAGCCCTTGTGTTAGAGTGTTTATTTTTACGCTTGAATAAGTTGTGGTTGTACTTGTGCTAGTGTCGTTTATTAGCCCAGTTGTGCTTATGTTTTCAAGTGATCTTTTTAGTTCAAGTAGTGTTGCTTTTAAAGCGTCTAATTCAGCAAATTTACTTTGAGAATTAGCCAATGTTTCAAGTGCTGATTGAGCCCTTTGCTCTATCGGTTTAATCTGCTCTAAAATAGCTTTTGCCTCAACTAGTAGATCGCTTGTTTTATTGATCTTTTCAATGTTGCTGGCAATAAATGTAAAGTTGCTTAGCGCAGTATTATTTTTGCTATCAAAATCTGCCTTTTTCTCATCAAAATCTGCCTTATCATTTCTAAAAGCATTCATATTGGTATCAAAATTTTGTTTTTTCTCGTCAAAGTCTGATTTTTTAGAGCTTAACTCCGTATTTATGCTTTCAACTGCCACTTTAACATCTTGTAGCGTCACTAGTTGTTGTTTTGTTAGAGTATTTGCGTCTTTTATTTCGCTTATATTTATTTGGCTTACTGCTGTTTCTAGCTCAGTTATTTGAGAGAGCAAGAATTTTAATGCTTCTAGTGTTCTATTGCCAAGCTTTAATTCCTCTATCGTTACCATTGTTTAGCCTTTATAGTTTCTTTAGCCTTTTTTAGTTTTTCAGCTAGTTCTGTAAAAAAACGCAAAAGGTCTATCTTGCTTAAATCTCTTGCGTTTTCCAAAACTCTTATAAGTTCATAATCTGTCATAGTCACTCATCTCGTTTGCGTTGTAGTCTGCTATTGCTTCAAGTGCTAGCGTGCGGTAATATGTGTCTTTGTTGATCAAAAAAGCTACATAGTTGATCAC